GAAGCCGAACCGCTTTGATAAACAATAGCGGCTCGGTTTGCGGGTTTTAATACGATTTTTTCATCAGCCATTAGTATTTCCCAATCTTTTAATCAATGGTAGTACTATGCTATAGTACCTGAACCACCAATACCAAATAATGGGAATATAGTATCGCCTGGTGCTGAGTGAATTGCGTTATCATATTTCAATGTCAAGATAACTTGAACTGGTTCTGATACTGCATAGTCACCATCTGAATAATCAACGTTTTGCAAGAAACAACCTTCTAAATCCCATTGTTCTAATTCAGTATCATTAGTACCATCTAATATTTCAATTTTAGTATTAAATTTGTACACTGATCCTGAAGTAGCCGCAGTTTGTTCAAAGTGGTTTAATTGCTTCTGAACTTGCTGACCAACTAGCTTAGAAATGTTATTGTTAATGTCATCACGTAAAGTCAAGTTTACTGCTTCCCATGTGTGTTTACCTTGCATATATGCAACTGAGTTGTATGAATGAATTGGCACTTCCTCATGAGTAATCTTTGGTCTTGTCGCTGACATAACTTGCTGAGTTAATTGTAACGGAGATGCACCTAAATTACCGAAATTAGTGAATCTAACTCTAAAACGATATTTTAGTTTTGGCTGTAATATACCACCACGGCCTGTTGAACCGTCTATTGGTACTCCAAATTTTGATAATGTTGCCATCTTTTTTACTCCTAATATACTGTTTATTTACACTTTAACCTCTAATTTTTTCAAAAAATTAAAAATTAAAGGTAAATTTAAAGGGATTGCTTTTACACAATCCCTTAAATTAAGTTAATTAACTAGTAAGTGACTCACCAGTATTTTTGATTCTCAATGGAATATAGATAAATTCAATTGCTTTTACAGGTTGTATAGCAATATCAATCCATAATTCATTTCTATCAATTCTTGTACCAGTGTTGTTACTTTCGTCACAAACTACTAAGAAATCAAACAAACCTCTTTTAGAAACTAGATCTTCTAAGAATCTGTTAAATGTATCAGTTACTTGATCTCTTGTAATTCTATCATTTGGTTCAAACAAGAATGATTTTGCTAAAGTATCTAATTGATATCTTAAGTAAACAATCAATCTTGCTACATTAATTCTATCCATTGCTGAAGCTGTTGCGGCCAATGTTTTTTGTCCGTATACTGTTAAGCCTCTGTTTGGAATAAACGCAATTGGATTAACTCTGTTAGAATATAATGTGTCTCTTTGACCTTCTGACAATGTTACTGCTTTAAATTCTCCTTCGTTTGAAATGTAACCAACTGACGTTGAGTTGTCTACAAGTCCTCTAGAGAAACCAGCTGGAGCAAACCATGGAAACGAAACTGTATCATTAAATGCTAAAGTTCTTAACGCGATATGCGTTGCTGGAACTGTTACATTTGAACCTGATAAGTCTGATGTGAATCCTGATGGATAGTAAATTCCCGCATATGGTGAAGATGATGTTAAACCATTTTCATCATTAGTTGGAGATTTAGCTGTGTTAGTTGCCCATGCTTGTATTGATGTACCATCTGGTTTTAATCTTAATGGTGTGTCACCTAATACAAATGCTGTAAGTTTTCTATCTGTACTTAATGTAATCATTTCATCTAACAACTCTGGATATCCAGGTGCACAAATCAAGTTAAAGAATCTTGACTCTGCTCTGATATCATCATTGCTTTGAAGAGAAGCCTGCATCGCTGTTACAACAACTTTTCTTTGTGCGTGTCTACCCATGTAAGGTGAGCCGTCAGTTTTTAAACCTGACTCAGTTACCCAAGTGTCGCCGTTGTTTGTACCATCGAAAGTATAGTTTGTTACATATTTTTTAACATTGTAACCTGAAAGTCTAGTGTTGAACAATAAAATACCTGCTGGATATACTGCTGGGTTTGGAGCATCTGAATCAAATGATGCGTATGCTGTTCCCCAACTTTGTGCGTCTTCGCCTACACCACCTGGATTACCGGCCGCGTCTGCAAATAATACACCGTCTGCTGTACTTTGATCAGTATTGTCTAACAATACCCATTTAGAAGTACTTGAGTTGTATTTGTATATCTTAGGATAAGCATCTAGTTCATCTGAGTCAATCCAAAGGTCACCATTTTGTAATGCTGTTCCATCTGATTGTACAGTTGGTTGTGCTGAAACTAT